CGGCGGCACGGACGAAGAGACGGACGAAAGCCTGAAAAGCCGACTCCTCGCAACCATTCAGAGGACGCCGATGGGCGGGACGCAAGCCGACTATGAACAGTGGGCGCTTGAAGTTCCCGGCGTGACGCGGGCGTTCGTGACGCAGGAAATGGGGCGCGGCACCGTGACCGTACGCTTCATGATGGACGGCACCTATCCCGACGGCGTCCCCAAAGACGGGGACAGGCAAGCCGTAGCCGCGCACATCGAAACCGTACGTCCCGTGACGGCCGACGTGTATGTCGTCCTTCCCGTGGCCGATCCGCTCAATCTGCGGCTGCGGATTACGCCGGACACGGCCGCGATCCGTCTCGCCGCCGAGGCGAACCTCTGGGCGGCGGTTCGGCGCGACGCCGTTCCGGGCGGGACCATCTTCCTCTCACGCCTGCATGAGGCGCTTTCCCTAACGGAAAAGGAAGAGGATCACGTCATCATTTCCCCCACGGCGAACGTCACGCCCGAAACCGGGCACATCGTCGTTCCCGGAAGCATCGAGTGGGTGACTGAATGAGCGCCGATTACCTTTCCCAGCTTCTCGCCTTGCAGCCGCCGGGCGCAGCCCTTCCCCACGAGCCCGAAAGCGTCTGGGTGCGGCTTCTCGCCGCCCTTGCCGATGGTTTCGAGCGCGTCGACGCGCGTTCCAACGACCTTGTCCGGGAGTCCGATCCCCGATCGTGCATTGAGCTCATTACTGATTGGGAGCGCGTCTGCGGGCTTCCCGGGGAATGCTTGGCCGACGATTCCGTTGCGTCGTTACAGGGCAGACGGGCCGCCGTCGTCAACGTGCTTACCCGCGTCGGCGGCCAGACCCCGGCGTTTTTCAAACGCCTTGCCGCGATCGCGGGCGTTGAAATCGAAATTATGGAGTACAGGCCGTTCGTCGCCGGGCTTTCACGGTGCGGGGAACCCCTGTCCGGCCCCGAAGACGTGCGGTTTTGCTGGACGGTGACGGTTCGCGGTCAACGTGTTACATCCTTTCGGTGCGGTTCTTCATCCTGCGGGGAGCGGCTTTCGGCATTCGATCCGGCCCGGGAGGTCGAGTGCCTCCTCCGCGCGGCGAAACCGGCGCATACCGTCCTGATCGTCGGATACGAATAATCTGTTTTCCTAAAGCCCTTTCAAAGACTGATTTCATTCCGTTCCATATCATGGGGGCATCTTTTTTTAGGAAGGTGCCCCCATGAAATATGTTCCTCCCCTCGGAGCGACCGACCCGAACGCCTCCTATCAGGACGGCAACCCCGAAGCCGGTATTCTCGGCAGCATTGTTCCCGCTGCGGCCATTGAACGGCCGCAACGGGAAATCCTGAATGTACTCACGGCTGCGGGGCTTACTCCCAGCGATACGGACTTGACGCAGTTGCTTGCCGCCATTCGGAAAATCATCGGTACCCAAAACGCCGAGCTTGAACGCCTGCGCCTGCTTAAAATCGGTTGTCCGATGTACTGGCGCAGTACCACGCTCCCGGAAGGCTTCGCGTGGGTCAACGGCGATCTGGTGCTGTTTGAAGACTGGCCCGAGTTCGCCGCCGTATACAACGCCGGTGGTTTTTCTGGCATGGTGTTGCCTTATGATGCCGACAGCGCAACCATTGCCGCCAACCTTGGCAAATTCCGCCCGAATGCCGCTAACCCCACGGGATTATACCTTCCTTCGTGTGGCGAACAGTTTTTCCGAGCTTGGACGGGGGCGGGAGAGTCCGGGAAGTACAATGCTCCGGGCTTGCCAGACATTATTGGTAAATACGGGCAAATCTTTGCCCGTCCGGAAGTAGCGGAAGGCCCTTTCGCCGGAAGCGACATCATCGCTGAAAACTTACAAGGAGGGACTGATTCTGCAATAGATTACCTTGTTACAGTTAGGTTTAGGGCCTCAGCCGCAAATCCGACATACGGCGCATCAGCCACAGTCATGCCGTCAAGCATCAACCTCCCTATAATTTTATACATGGGGATAGCTGCCTAAGCAGGCAGACCAAGATATAAAATGACGGGGAGCGCGACGTTGACCGGGCGGTTTTCAGTTGCGGTAGTAACGACATTGCCAGAATCAAAAGTCAGGGTTCCCGAAGTCTTTATTACGCTATCTTCTGTGACAGCCGTTGCATCGCTTCCAGTACCAGATTGCGCTAGCAAATTTCCCGTAATGAGCGTTGGCCAACGGAATTGGCCGATAAGACCAGTGATCCGGCGCATTGCATCGCCTTGCGCAGAGCCTGCTGCCCGGCTCCCTCCCGTCCAAGCTCGGAAAGGCGCGGGATATGGTTAAAAGTTAAACATGGATGCCCAGATACAAGACGACAGGTAAGGCGATGTTGAGCGGGCGGTTTTCCTCAGCGGTCGGGGCTACACGGGAAGCGCTAAAAGAAGCTTTTCCCCACATCCAGAACTCGGAAGTACCATTTGACGTCAACAGCCCCGGTAAAGCGTCTTTTTCAATTTGCAGTACGCCAGTGGAAGGGCTGGCTTCACTTGTATAAGCACTCCCCATACGGCTGAGGTCAATGCGTCCTGACAGCTCGCGAATTGCATCACCTTGCCAGCTTCCCGCCGCCCGGCTCCCTCCCGTCCAAGCTCGGAAAAACTTTTTGTGACAATAAAACTATAAATAAAGGAACAAGATATGACGATACCTCAGATGTATATGTATGACTTGAAGACCGGAGAATACACCGGCAGCCGTGATGCCACTCGGCGTCCGAACGGCGAGTATATACTGGAAGCGACCGGCGCGACATCTGTTGCTCCGCCCGCTGTCATTCCTACGGGGCAGACTGCCCGCTGGACCGGGGATGCGTGGGAGAAGGTGGAAGACCACCGCCAGCACATGGACGAGCGTGGGCGCAAGGAAGGCGGGACGCCGTACTGGCTCCCCGATGATACATGGCGTTCCGAACCCCGGTACATGGAAGAACTCGGGCCGCTTCCGGCTGATGCGCTTTTAGAACGCCCGAGACGTCCGCTTGAGGAGTATAAAGCTGATAAGCGGCGGAAAATCATCGCAGGCTATACGGCGGCACTGACGGCAACCCTGACGATGCCCGCAGAGTCTCCCTCGGCGGCGGAAGTGGCGACGGGGGCAGCGCTTTTCGCCGCTGACGACGCCGTTGGGCTTGCCGACGTGCAAACAATTCTTATAGCGAGGAGGGACGAGTTGCTGGCGGCTGTAGAAGCGGCACAACGCCGAGAAACGGTCTCGGAGATCGTGGTCTCTTATCCGGTTTAGCGACGAATTACGGCAGAGGCGGGGGAGTTACGAGCTCCCCCACCGGCCCGGCGAGGACACGCCGGACCACGGCCCCACATGATACGTACATATCATGCGGAGTGTCCGCCTGCGTTTATGGCTCACAGTCAGACCGCGAGCGCGTAAACGCATATCAGGACGGATGCGGGGGCGCAAGGGAAGGACAATTAAAAGATGGAGTGTACGGACAGGGAAATCAGGTGCGGCAAGTGCGGCCGCTTGCTGGGAACGGGGACGGCACTTAGCTTTACGGTCAAGTGCCGGTGTGGAACGTATAATCACATTCAAGTCGTCACTACGAGGGCCAAGAGCTCCAACTCCGAAACATCGG